GGAAGATTTTCACGTACGTTAGTACCTAAGCACTACACGTTTTAATTTAATTAGTCGTAGCTTTTTAAATTATTACGTTTAAAACTTCTTAATTTGTTTTAATTTTATTTATTGATTTATTTATTTCTTTATTTCACCTCCTTTATTAACATAATTTCACATAATTGTAGGACTAGTCATCCTGCAATTTACTTTTATTATAGTAAATTCTGACTCTTTATTAGTAAACTTAATTAAAACTCTTAACCAATTAAGTGTTCATTCTTCTTTTGAAATTTAATTCTCCGGCAAGAATTAAATGGACTTCTTCTTGTAGCAAACCAAGTAAAAAGGGCACGTCATAGTAATATGATGGAGACACAATCAATTTTAGAAGGAGTAACAGACACACAACAACCATTTTATATTATTTATAAAGATAATCAGTACACAAATAAAATGTATCGCACGCGAGAGGATTTGAAAAAAGACTCTTGGATGCAACTATCTAGATTAATTGAACAACTTAATAAAGAATGTAATGGTGCACAACGCGACTATATGCGCGATGTAATGGAAGCTATAATAGATTATAAATTAAAGTTTGCATTGCAAAATACAAAGTTGTTTGGTTATCATTTATTTAATCAATCTTTAGGTAGAGTATTTGGTACTGTTGCACGTTATAAACAGTTTATTATTGATGTTATTAATGTTATTGTTTTTGATGAAAATATATGGGAAATTTTGAAACAAACTTTTCATCGTAATTTATTTTTTACACTTATTGGAACTATTACCGTACATAATAAAACTTTTTTAACTCCACATTCGATTCCATACAATATTGTACGAGCCAGTGTTCCTTTAACTACTGTAACTAGTGTTTTTTGTTTCAAAATTATTAACCGTTTAGTAAATCGTAATCTCGGAGATGTGGAATATTATGTGCGCAAATGTTTTAAATTAGATGGTACACAAGGTGCACAAATCTCACTAATTTTATTTTTATATAAATTAACTTTTTTAACTTGGGAATCTTATTACACAAATGCTACTTTTATTGATTTTTTATGGTTTTTAGTTGTTAATCAACCTATTTTTTCTCAACCTCTAGATTTTGGTGTTAATTTTACTTATAATAATGAATTTCTTCCAGAGGATACATATGATCAAGTTGTTGCTAAGAATCTTTATTATTTTTTTCATAATTATGTTTTAGGTGGTGTTAAGTTTATTTTAAGTGGTGGAGAATCGAATCCAGGTCCTATTTTAGATTACATAAAAGATCTAATCCATAGATTATTGCAAGATCAAATTAGGTCTGCAACACAAGTATCTCAAGAAACTATGGACATGGCGTTGATGAGTGCTCATTTGATGCGCTTATTTACTTCATTATCTGACACATTAGGATCTTTGTTAACTATAAAATATATATCTGCAGTGGATTTCACAACACGTTTGGCTAGTTTAGCTTTGAATGTATATGAAAGTCACAAACTTTTTGGAGGGGAAGTAGGATTTAGATTAAGACCAATGACTAGGGCACAAGGAGGACCGATGGAAAGCTTGTTAATAGGTACTTTACTTTCGTATGGTACACCGGCATTTATTAGGGAATTATTGAAGGAAATGCCTAGATTTACAAGTGTTAAGATTTTAGATGATGCGTCATGGTTTTATGATTTATTTGGTTTTATTATATCTATACCACGGAAATTATTAAGTTTGTTTGAAGATGAAGGAAAAACTGGATATATTTCAATTATAACTTCTTTATTATTAGGAGTAGAAGATTTATTTCCTTTTTCATCTATTTGTAGAGTGAAAAAAGAAATGGAAGTTATATTGAATGTTATACAGACCAACCCGAACATGATAATAGAAGATAATTTTCATGATAAAGTGTTAAAATTAGATGCAAAGAGAAAAGGAGTGGAGGCGTTGTATAATTCACACAAAAAAGTTTTCCCTGGATATTATGCTAATACTTCAGTATGTTATGATAGTTTGGTTATAGATGTATTGAAGTATAAGAGTGACGTTAGGGTAGAACCTGTTTGTATTATTTTTAAAGGGCCTAAAGGCACGGGGAAAACAGTTTTGATGAATAGAGTGGTGCAGATGTATAAGAATGTAGGGATGAAAGCTTATATGGATAATATACCAGCAAGTCTGGACAATAAGAAGTTTTATGATTCATATAAGAATGAGGAGATTTATGTAGTTGATGATATGGGCGCAAAATCAAAAGCACAGTGGTCGGAAATAATTAATCAGGTGTCATCAACGAAATATCCGTTAGAGGCTGCTCGAATTGAAAATAAAAATACTAAATTTTTCAATTCGCAATTGATGTTGTTAACATGCAATATTTTGCCTACGAGTTTTGGAACAACAGATGGTGTGGCAGATATTGAAGCATTTTATAGGAGATTGATAATATTTGAGTTTGAGAATGTTAAATTCATTGATGGAAAACATACAGGAGAGATTTTGGTTCAACGATTTGATGACACTTTAGGTGTCAAAAGATTTGTTACAATCGAAAAATTCGCTAGTACAGAAGATGGATTTAATATGGCAGATTTGGATATTTTTGTTAGTAGGTGGCTTAAAGTTAAGATGGATCAGTTCTTGGCCAACAAGAATATAGGTTCATGTGCAAAAGGAACGCCATTTCCGAAAGCGCAAGGGTTAACCGAAGACATTATTGATTCTTTTAATAGTGTTTTAGCAAGTATGCCCGGTTTAGATGTAGTAGTAGGGCATGTGTATGATTTAATAGCACAGGCATATGATAGCTTGCAGGAACTTAAAGGTTTCTCGTTATCAAAACATAAGAATTTTCTTATGTTTACAGGATTGGCTTGTTTAACGGCAGGCGTTGCTATTTATTATACAATGAAAGAGAAAAGTGATAGATCTAAGTTGGTGAAGGAAGTTAGCATGCATTATAAATCAGGTCGAACTGAAAAAGGTAATCTCAAGCGTATGCTAGCACAAGGTTTTATTAACTTAGAAGGTGAAATTACACAACCCGTACCTCAGTTAATACCATATCAAAACAATGTAGCTGTATTGACCTTTAGTTTTCAAAAGACTAATGGGAAATCAGCAACTGTAAAAGTAAGAGGTCTAGTTTCACAGGATAGAATTATGACAGTATTTCATATCTTTGGAGAATTAGATCAAAATAAACCAATATATGTAACCATTCAAATTAATAAGAACATTTTGTATGATTACATGGAAGTCAACGTGTTGGCCAACAGCGCGTATGATGATTGGATTGTTTTAAGATTACCGGAAACTTGTCCGACGTATTTTAAGAAATTAAATATGTCACCACAATATACTTCTACACAATTATATCTTGCAGTAGGTAATTCTGATATTATAGATTTAGGAGCAGACATCACACAATATGATTATGGCATAGGTTATGAGTACGATAATTACTATAAAGGTAATTTAAGTACTAATGATCTTATGTATAATATAGAAGGTGATGGTTTGTGTGGATCCTTGTTATTGACCAAAGATGGTTGTATTTTAGGGATGCACACAGCTGCTGTTGAATATGAAATAGATGGAATTACTTACTCCAAAGGTATAACAAAATTATTTAGTGAAAAGACTTATAATTTTGTTATAGGACTTATGACTTTAGGTTTAACTGACAAAGTTAATTTGGAAATAGAGCTTAAAGAAAGAGAACTATCAGGAGTATATATAAATACGGAGGATAGGTGTTATGGATATAATGGCACCAAGTATGTGAAATCACCAATACATGGTGTTTTTCCTATTTGGAGGAAGCCGGCCTTATGGCTTCCAGAGGACAAGCAAGATTATAAGATGATCACAGAACAGATGATGAAACCAGCTGGTGAAGTCAATCTACAAGCAATAGAGTTTTGTGATGAAGTCTTGTCCAATAATATCACTGACATACAATTTCCACCTATGGGGGAGAGGGAAATTGTTAAAGGGAATGATGTTCTTAATCGAATTGACCCACAAACTTCAGCAGGACATAGCATGAAGTTTAATGATAAAAATGTTTATCTTGATATTGAAAATGGAAAACTCACTGATGCATTTTTGAGTGAATTCAAAGATTACACTGAAAAGATTGTGACAGGAAAATATGATTTTTCTGATTGCGCTACAGTGACATCTAAGGATGAGCTCAAAAATGTGCCAGATCCAAGTGATCCAGATTCAATGCCAAGTAAAATTAGAGTGTTTACAAATTATCATCTAATAAGTACTATTTTATTTCGATATTTCTTTGGTGAATTAATGTGTTATGTCATGCAACGTAAGTTTTATAATGGTATAATGATAGGAATAAACCCATTGTCAAAACAATGGGATAAATTCACAAGGATATTATCGCAAGGAAATAGGAAATGTTTCGATGGTGATTATGCAAATTATGATAGGAATATGCATCCAGTTTTTCAAAGACATTTGAATACGTGGTTGTATAATCGTGTAAAATTTGATAGTAGACATTTTAATAAAACATTTAAAACAAACTATACACATAAGGAAGTAGATTTAATATTAAGACAAATTTTAGAATGCATAATAAGTACACCTGTACAAAGTAAGAATAAGAAGTTTATTACTACACATGGCTTACCTTCAGGAACAGCTTTGACTGCGTTTTATAATTCTTGTATTAATATGATGTATGCATCATATGTTTATAGAATGAAAACCCCCATTAAATATCTCAGTGTACATGATTTTGTACACAAAACTAACTTATTTTATTATGGCGATGACATAATAGGAAATGTTAGTGAAGAAGTTAAAAGCTTTTTCAACCCAATCTCATTTTCAGAAGTGATGAAACCTTTAGGTTTAGATTTTACCCCCGCTGAGAAAGACGCACAATGGACGTCAACGAATCAATTCAAAGATATTACAGAATGCACTTTCTTAAAACGAGGTTTTTATCTACACCCGAAGATTAAAAGCGTTGTTGCACCATTGGATATACGTTCAATGGAAGGAACAATGAATTTTGTCAC